CCTACTAAATATGTAGGGAGACAATAGTGCAGGAGTAGATGCTTATTAGTATTTACTCGAAAGTATTAGAGTTCAAGTCATAAATAACGAGAGAATGGATGAAGAGGTATTAACTATTATGATAACAACTATGAATACATATTTAACATAATAAAGATTATGAATTACTAACATACATAAAGAGAGTATATAGGGAGCACCCTCTTCACCTATGTACTACTAATACTACTTACTACTAAGACAATGAATAAGAAGAGATAAGAACATCATCATTACTAATACTATTTACTAAGAGAAAGATTAAAACAAATTGTTTATTAATATCATATCTATAGAGACAGTAATAGAAGAGAGAAGGAATACAGAGAAGAGGGGATGGTTGGCCATTGGTTGCGAGTCGAGCGAGGCCGTACCATTCTGGGTGGCCTCCCCGTCGCCCCACCCGCCGGTAAGCCCCATAGAATTTCCTGTCATTTTTCAAGCCTGCTACATCAATTTATATAGCAGGACTTATTTTATTTGTAACTGAATATTAATGGAAAACCACTGAGAGATTCATCTAAGTGACATACTTGATAGGAGCATTGTAAGTAGAAATCCTTATTATGTTTTATATTATCTACAAGTATGATTACAGGAGCAAAACCAGAACAAGAAGCCCTAATATCAGTATCTATTTTTACATCATTATATCTATATAGTGGATTCTTATATTTGGTTGTAGATGTTTCAATTTCAATTATAAAGTTCTGACTAAAAATATTATCATATGCATCATATTCAACAGTAAGAAAAGCATCTGAATATATTTTATGGTCAATACCCCATTGTTTATTTAATTCAAAGTTAAGAACATTTAAATTTTCTATCTTACGAAAACACGAATAAACATCCATTACTAAAATATTATGCTTACTTTGCCGTTTAAACTTTGAGTCTTCATAAAATATATCTTGATTACAGTTAGTAGATTTGATTTTTTTAATATATCCATGTTGAATTAAGCAATTCAATCTTTTTTTAGCTAAAGTAGCCCCATACAAAATATCATTATAGAAGATATTGCTTATTTGTTTAACAGTAGCAAATCCAGTTTTAGAAATATACTCATAGATTTTTTGGTCATTTTCAGTTACTTGCATATATTAAATTCTCCGTTTATTGAATTATTAGATAATTTAATATATGAAGGCAATTTTAAAGTGTTACAACTATTACGATAGAAAGGAGGTAGATCAAAATGATTTATTATGATAACAAAGAATTTGATAGTGAAATTAAGTATAGGATTTACATTTTAAAGAAGCATCTTACTATTCACTATGATAGAAAAACAGCATCAGCACTTATAAAACAACATAGTAATGATTTAAATAAATTAGCACGTATACTAGGAAAAATAGATATAGGATTCTTCTGTTTATATTTCTTATCAGATATCTTTGTAGTTAAAGATAATAATGAATCAAGAAATCTATCTCCAGCACATTATGAATTATGGGATATAGCTAATAAAGCTTTTGTTGAAGATAAATATGATAAGTTGAATATAATATGTCCAAGAGGATTTGCTAAGACTACTATCTTTGATTTAGCAGTCACAATATGGCATGTATGCTATAGAAAATCTAAATTCACTCTTATAGGAGCTAAGAAAGATGATGATGCTGTTCAATTCGTAGATTCTATTAAGAAAGTATTTAAAGAAAATAGCTTCATCATTGAAAACTTTGGTTCTTTAATTGATAATAGAAGCTTTAAAGTCAATGCAAATGAGATTGAATTTACAAATGGAATGTATATAAGAGCAGTTGGTTCTGCATCATCAATCAGAGGTGCTAATTTTAAGAGCATAAGACCTACAGTTGTAATTGCAGATGATTACCAAGATGAAAAAGATATACTTACAGAAGATGCAAGAGAAAAGAAATATAATAGATGGACGAAAGAAATCGAACAAGTTGGTGATAAAGCTGTTTATCGTAATGGTAAAAAGATAAAATCAGCAACAAAGATAGTAGCTATAGGAACAGTTCTTCATGTAGATTGTCTTATGAGTAGACTATCAAGAAACCATGATTATAAAACTATATTAAAACGTGCAATATTATTAAAACCAGATGAAACTGTAGATGATATATTTGAATCAGATTTATGGTTAGAGTGTAAGAAGAAGTATTTCAATGATAAAGATTCAAATCCAAAAGCAACAGCAGCCTTATTCTATGAGATTAATAAGGCTCAAATGAAATTCCCTGTATTATGGGAAGAAAAATGGGACTGTTTTAATGATTTAGCTATTCCATATTGGGAGAACAGAATGTCATTTATGAGTGAGCTTATGAATGATGCTTCATCAATAGGTGAGAAATGGTTCAAATCAGTATTAACAAGAAGAAAAGATGAAATAGAAGATAATCATTTTATAAAAACAATGTTATGTGTCGATCCTGCATCAACAACAGGAAAGAAATCAGACTTTACTGCTATGGTTGTTGGTTCGACGTCAATAAACAATTTTAAATATATGAGAGAATTGGTTATGGAGAAGTTCAACTTCAATGCTTATTGTAGCAAAGTAGTTGAACTTCTTTTATTATACCCAGATATAACTCATGTATATATAGAAAAAAATACATTTCAGGGAGCTGATGTTATTAAAATAAAAGAATTGATGTCAGCGGAGCTTGCATTTAAGAATAGAAATATTGAATTTATTAATGAAATGCAAAGGTCAAATAAAGATGAAAAAATCAGCACCATAATTGATTCAATTAATAATGGTCAAGTTATATTTACTGATAATAATAAAGATGCAATTCAGCAGATACTGGACTTCCAGGGACAGAAATATTCAGTCCATGATGACTTTGTGGATGTTACTGCTGAATGTGTAAACAGACTTGATTCAATAAAAACAATTGGAAAGATAACTCTATTTGATAAATCAAAATTAGGACTTTAGAAGGGAGTGAAAATATGCTTTATGATAGAACAATAGCACAAAAATTATATGACCAGTTTAATATATCTAAAATTATGTTTAAGAGAATGTATAATTATTATATTGGTAAGACAGATACTGCCGTAACGTATCCTAAAACTGATAGAAGTAATAGAACAGCTAATACTAACTATATAAAGAAATTCATTACAGAGCACGTCAGCTATGCTGTAGGTAATCCTATAACATACATTTCAAGGGCTGGTAATGTAGAAGCAATTAAAGATATTGAATATAACATGGATAATCAGATTGGAAGCTTAGATGCTGAATTAATGAAGAATATGCTTATATTCGGTGAAAGTTATGAGATATATTACTTAAACAATGGAGATTTTAAGGTAAGAGTTTGTACTCCATTAAATTCTATACCTTATTGTGATGTAGAGGGTAATGTTCAGTTATTCATGTATTTTTATCAGAAAGAACTTGATGATAATAAAATATACATTGATGTTTATGATGACAGGAATATATATCATTTTGATGAATCATTTAATCAAATTGCACCACCAACTCTACATTATTTTGGACAAGTTCCAGTAGGAGTTGCAAGATTAGGTAATGGAATAAGTGAAACATTGTTTAATGATATAGCCAATTTACAGGATAACTTTGAGAATGTATTATCAGACTGGCTTAATATGAGTGGTGATCTAAGAGATGCATATTTGTTATTCAGCGGTGCAACATTAGATGATGAAACAGCTGAAAACATAAAGAAAAAAGGCATCATCCAAATGCCAGAAGGTGGAGAAGCTAGGTTTTTAACTAAAAATATTCAAGCAGATTTTATAAGAAGTTTAGCAAATACTATAGAGGATAAGATATATCAGATATCCCAGAGTGTAAATAATAATGAAGCAATGCAATCAAATACAAGTGGAGTTGCACTACAAAGTAGGATAATTTCACTTAGAAACAGAATAGGACTTGAACAAAAAGCACTATCTGACTGTATTAAAACTAGATTGAAATGCTTATTTGTATATTTATACCAGGCAGAGAGCAAAGTGTATGATTATAGAGATATAAAGATCCAATTTACTATGAATATTCCACAAGATGATGTAGCTATAGCACAAGTTATATCACAATTAAATGGAAAGCTTAGTATTGAAACAGGATTATCTCAATTAAGCTTTGTAACAAATGCAAAGAGTGAAATTGATAAGTTGGTTGAAGAGCAAAAATTATTGAATACTCAGCCAATAAATCCAGATAAACCGGAAGCAGTAGTTTAAATAACAACTACTGCTTTTATTATGTTCAAATTTAAGTGACTATGTAGGGCAAATGAACTGCATAGGGGCGAAAGGAAAGATTTTAATGTTAAAAAGTGAATTATTAGAAAAATTAAAAGATATAAGGGATGATGCTGAGGTTGATTCAGCAGTATTAAATATAGGTTTTGCAAAGCCTATTGATTCAATAGACTCATTTAAAGAATTGTTAGCTAACAATGATAAGGTTAATGGATATTGGACTTCTGAGAAGGACAGGGCTGTTAGCCAAGGTATAGGGACATTTAAAGAAAAATCACTTCCAAAACTAATTGAGGAAGAATTAAAGAAAAAAACAAATGATGGACTTACTCCAGAACAGATTCAGTTAAAGGAGATGCAGAAGCAGTTGGATGCAATGAAAGCTGAAAAGACTAAAGTAGAAATGTCCAACAAATATAGCAAGGTTCTTAATGAAAAAGGACTTTCTACTGATTTAGTTGATTTTGTATTAGGAGCAGATGATGATTCTACGACTGCTAATATAGAAAAAATAAATAATATTATTAGCACAGTTGTTAATAACCAAGTGAAGAGTAAATTAAATCAAGGGGGAGAACAAGTACCACCAGTTCAAAATAACTCAGTTGGTAAAATTACTTGGGAACAAGTAATAGAAAATCCAACCTTAATGACTCAATACAATAGTCAAAAACAAGATTAATCAAAGCTCATAAACAATGAGCTTTTTATCATGTCTTTTTATAGTTGCAGACGTTAAAGAACAATAAATAAATTTAGAGATAGAATGGAGAAATGAAACATGAGTGTACAAACATTTAAGAAAGAATTATGGGAAAATGCTTTAATAGAAAGCTATAAAGGAATTGCAGTAGCAGAATTAATTACTAAGAAACCTTCAAGTGTAGAAGGAAGCAAAGCTCACTTTAACACAGCAGGATTAACTAATGGATTACAAGATTACAGTGGAACTGTTACTTGGGAAGATATCAACACTGCAACAATAGATTTAGTATATGATAAATCTAAATACTTTGCATTTGCTGTAGATGATGTAGATAAGGTTCAATTAGCTGGTAATGTTATGATGCCATTAGTTGCAGAACAAGCTTATCAAATCAAGAAAACTATAGATACAGATGTATTTGCAGAAGCTGTAAAAGGAGTTAAGACAGGAAATACTATTGGTTCTAAATCAACTAAGAAATCAGTAGCAACATCAGAAGCAGCTTATGACTTTATAGTTGATCTAGGTACTAAATTAGATGATAATGATGTACCAACTATTGGTAGATACGTTATAGCTAAGCCAGAGTTTGTCAACCTTTTAGCTAAAGATAAGAGAGTTATCGACAACACAGTTGTATTACCTACAGGAGTAGTACAAGGAATGGAAGTTAATGGTATGCAGATAATTAAAACTGCTAACTGCCCTGCTAACTGTGTAATTGCATTACACAATAGTGCTGTTGGTTACGGTAAACAAATCGATGAAACAGAAGCTATGAGATTACAATCTGCATTTAAAGACGGTGTAAGAGGATTAGTTCAATACGGTGTTAAGACTTTACAAGGTGAAGGAATTGCTGTATTAAACTATGAAATCGGAGCTACTCAAGCCTAGCTAATATGGTAAGGTAAGGTTCATTCCTACCTTGCCTTATTTTTATAGAAAGGAATGATTATATGGATTATGAGATGATGGCTGTAGAAGCTATAAAAAACTATTTGAATAGTAATTTATCTGATAAAGAAATAAGAGCAAAGTATTTTTTAGCAATGCAGGTTGTGTCAAAGAATATTGAAAATGTCTGTAGAAGAGATAGAAGTATAACATCAATGACTGAAAGTAGCAGGAATATTTCCTTTAATAATAATTATTCAGTTATAGATGATACTGTTAAAATGCTTCTTCCAAAACCATGCATCAAGTTATATTAAGGGGTGGGGCATATGAATTTTGGAGAGTATTTTCACTATTTCTACACAGAAGAGATATATAAGGCAGAATTAACCACCACTAAGAATGAAATAGGTCAAGAAATACATGGATATACTAAAGGTACTGCATCAACATCATGTGATGTTCAGCCTATAGATGAAAAAGATATTAAATATACATGGGGAAATGATATTGAATCAAGATATAAGATATTTTGTGATGAATCATTTGAAGTAGGTGATGTTATTATGTGGAGAGATAAGGTGTATGAGATCGAGAAGATAATTGATTGGATTGATTATAAAATATATGCAATTAAATCATCTGATGAAGAGGTGTTTTAATGAATATAGTAAATAACATTCCACAAGTAATTAATGATTTTAAGAGTGGTGTTAGTTCTAATATTAATAATATTGGTGAAGCTGTATTATCAGATATGAAAAATGCTACACCAGTTCTTACAGGAAATCTTAAAAACTCAGAAAGCTATAATGTTTCAGAAGATGGGAATAAATATATCCTATCTATAGGCGTAGGAGATGTTCCGTATGCGGCAAAGGTTGAGTTTGAGAATAAATCATATATCAGATATGCACTACAAAAGAATAAAGATAAAGTTCAAAGTTTAGTTAATCAAGGTATTTTAGGAGGATTAGGAAGATGGATTTAAATTTAATACAAAAGAATTTATTTAAACTAATACCTCAAGCCACAGATGTTATAGATGATAAATTTGATTTCAAGAAAAATATTGCTATTGAATTACAAGTTGGGAACTCAATAAGTGATGAAATAGTAAATAATGATATATCTCTGCAAATAAGAATAGTTGGTTTAAAGAAAAGGAAAATTGATATTCAAAATAGGGCAGAGGAATTAGATAAGATATTGAATGAAACTGAGATGGAAAACTCATGGATAGTAAGAAATAATGTTTATTATAGTTCTTACTATGATGAAGATAAATTCAATGCAGTTTTGCAATATACAATTAAAGAATATTAGAAAGAGAGAGTGATGTTATAATGGCTACAAACATTAACATGGTTATTGGTAATGCGACATTATATTATGGAAGTTTTGATGTATCAAATATAGATACATTACTATCTGGATTAACAGATGATAATAAGTTAGGTTTAGGAAAAGATTCAGTAAAGTTTACTGCAAAGCCTAAGATAACTGATTATGATTATGCCGGTAAAGAAGATAGAAAAGTTAAGAATATGGAAGAGATCACTGGATGGGAAGTTAAAGTTGAAGGTGACTGCCTTGATTTTAATGAGAAAGCTTTAAAGGCTTCACTAATGAAAAAGGATGCAACAAATAAATCAACAACATATGATTTATATGTGCCTTATCCAGAGTTAAACAATGACTGTTATGGAGATGTATTAGTAGTAGGAAGATTAAAGAATAATGATAAGCCTATTGCTATAATAGTATTCAATGCATATAACTCTGATGGTATTCAGTTTGAATGCAAAGATAAGAATAACTCGGCAGTTAAGTTAGCTTTTGAAGGTTCATATTCAATGGAAAATCCAAACGATACACCATTCAGAATAATTGTACCTAAAGTAGCAGGCGTTGTTGATGATACAACCGCAGAATAATTAAAAAAATTTATTGATTAGAGAAGTTGTTTGAAAGCTACTTCTCTATTTTTTTGAAAGGAAAGTGATATATAAATGGTTATTACAACTGAAACAGGTTTTAACATAATTAAAATATTAAATAAATTAGGAATGGTAACAGAAATTACAGATACATTCTCAAAATTAGGAGAATTAGAACAAAAGAAAACACTTGCATATTCAAAGTTGAGAACTTTAATTGAAGAAACAGCTGGAGCAGATTATGATTCAATTCCAAAAGAAGATGTTGAAAAGTTATCACAATCATTATTAGCAAAGAATCCAGAAGTACAAAAAGAAATATTAGAGTGTAATTCTGAATCAAGTCAACTTATGTCTCAATTAATGATTACAGGAGTTATGAGATTACCACAAGCAGAAAAAGAAGTGTATAAAACACTTGCTAATATTTACGGAATAACTGAAAAAGAAGCAAGTCAGAAAGGACTTGACTGGACTATAAATGCAGTAAAAGAAATTGCATCATCAGAAACATTTCAGACTTTTTTCAACTTAGCAATCAAGTAGAAGAATTTGGGGGTAGCCTTAGAGCTATCCTTTTTTCTACTGGTTGCTATTCTTTTATTTTCAATAAGGATTTAGATGACTGTATTGATATTATTTATGAAAGCTTGAAACAAAAATATGAGGATAGAACTTACTTAAGCTATACCTTAAACAGTGTTATGGCAGAGAAACAGATGTCTTACGTTGAGTATAGAGAGAAGTTAGGATTACAAGTTGTTTATGAAAATTATATAGATACAGAAGAAAATCAAGAGATGAATATAAAGAATGTTAGATTGAAAGCACAAAGTACACTAGACGAGTTTAAAAATCTCATGAAGAAAGGAGCTGATAATTAATGGCAGATATATTCTCATTATCTGGTAGCATAAACCTTAATACCAGTGAAGTTATAAGTGGATTAAATTCAGTTAATTCACAAGTAAGTGAAACAGGGAATAATATTAGTGGTTTGGAGTCTTCCGGCAATAATGCTAGTAATGGAATTGTATCGTCATTAGATAAAGTTGGCAAGGGATTTACTGACGTTGGTTCAAATTTAACAAAAAAAGTAACAGTTCCGATTACTGGACTGGCTGTAGCAAGTTCTAAAGTTGGTATGGACTTTGAAGCTGGTATGTCAAAGGTACAAGCTATTTCTGGAGCAACAGGTTCAGACTTAGAAAAGCTTACAGATAAAGCTAAAGAGATGGGAGCTAAAACTCAGTTTAGTGCTTCTCAGAGTGCAGATGCACTTTCATATATGGCTTTAGCAGGTTGGAAAACAGATGATATGCTTAATGGTTTAGATGGTGTAATGAATCTGGCGGCGGCATCTGGTGAAGATTTAGCATCTGTATCTGATATCGTTACTGACGATTTAACAGCTTTTGGAATGGCAGCATCAGATTCAGCACATTTTGCAGATGTTCTTGCAACAACAAGTGCAAACTCAAATACTAATGTATCTGGATTAGGTGAAGCGTTTAAATATGTAGGTAGTACCTGCGGAGCTATGGGATATAATGTTGAAGATGCTTCTGTTGCGATTGGTCTTATGGCTAACGCTGGTATCAAAGGTTCACAAGCTGGTAATACACTTAAAAATGCAATAGTTAATATGGTTAAACCTACTGATGCGATGGCAGGAGTCATGGAGAAGTATGGATTATCAGTAACAAACCAAGATGGCACTATGAAGTCTCTGGCAGAAATCACAGATATGCTTAGAGAAAAAATGGGCGGCCTTAGTGAAGAAGAAAAAGCTAATGCAGCCGCCACATTATTCGGTAAAGAATCTATGGCTGGTATGTTAAGTGTTATTAATGCGTCACCAGCAGACTATGAAAAGTTATCTGGAGCAATAAATAATTGTGATGGTAAGGCTAAAGAAATGGCTGACACCATGAATAATAATACTAAAGGTTCAATCACTGCATTAAAATCTGCAATCGAAGGATTAATGATACAAGGTTTTGATGCTATGAAACCTACAATTGATGCAATAGTAGCAAAGCTTAGAAACTTTACTGAGTGGCTTAGTAAATTAAGTCCAGAGACTCAAGCATTGATTATAAAAATAGGATTATTTGTGGCAGCCATCGGCCCTGTATTGCTTATTATTGGAAAAGTAATTACAGCGGTATCTTCAATAATAAAAGTATTCAGTGCAGTAAAGACTGCTATATCAGTAGTGTCTGGTGCATTTACTTTATTGTGTAGTCCTGTAGGATTGGTTGTTGCGGCTATAGCGGCAGTAGTTGCTATAGGAATTGTATTATATAAGAACTGGGATACAATCAAGGAAAAATGCAGTCAGTTAGGTGCGTGGATTAGTGAGAAATGGAATGGAATTAAAGAATCTGTTTCATCATGTGTTGAGGGAATAAAAACAGCGGTTACAGAAAAGTTTAATGCAATCATTAATTTCTTTAAAGCTGACTGGAAGGAACTCCTTACATTTATAATTAATCCTTTCGTTGGTGGATTTGAATTATTATATAAGCATTGTGATAGTTTTAGAGCCTTTGTAAATGGTTTTGTAGAGAATGTTAAGCAGTCTTGGGAGAACTTAAAACAAGGTGTAGTTGAGAAAGTTGAAGCATTAAAGACTGGTGTAATTGAAAAGTGGGAAGCACTCAAGACATCTGTAGGAAATACAGTTGAAGCACTTAAAACAGCTGTAATGGAAAAATGGGAAGCACTTAAAACAGCAGTTGGAAACACTATTGAATCAATAAAAACATTTGCAATAGAAAAGTGGGAAGCTATTAAGACAAGCATTACAGAGAAAGTTGAAGGACTAAAAACAAGTGTTGTAGAGAAATGGGAAGCTATTAAAACTGGAGTAGTAGAAAAAGCTGAATCATTGAAAACTGGAGCATTAGAGAAATTCGAATCTGTTAAAGCAACAGCTATAGAAAAGTTCAATGCATTAAAAGAAGGTTTATCAAAGCCAGTTGAAGCAGCCAAAGAATTGATATCATCTGGAATTGAAAAGATTAAAGGCTTATTCAATTTTACATGGAGTTTTCCGAAATTAAAGTTGCCTCACTTTAGTGTAAGTGGTAGTTTTTCACTAGATCCTCCATCAGTACCGCATCTAGGAATAGATTGGTATGCTAATGGTGGTATTATGACTAAGCCAACAATGTTTGGTATGAATGGTTCTAATGCTATGGTAGGTGGAGAAGCTGGGCCAGAAGCAATATTACCGCTTGATGGTCTTTACACAAGACTTAGAGAAATTGTTAGAGATGAAATTGGTTTAAATGGAAACAGTAAACCTATATTAATAACAGTACCAGTTCAACTTGATGGTTCAGAAATAGCAAGAGTTACAGCTCCTTATATGGGAGAAGAATTAGCATTTAGTAATATGAAGAAAGGGTGGAGATAAATATGCTAAGTATAATTTATAATAACAAAGACAGTTATGATGATTTTGCTTTAATCATGGAAAGGCTACCCTCTCTTCCATGTTCTAAAGCTGAATATGAAACTATAGATATTGAAGGCAGAGATGGAACATTAAACATCTTCAAGAACTATAGTGATGGAGAACTAAAGATTGATTTTGAAATTAAAGACAAGGACTTTGAAGCTAATAAAAACTCAATGTTATCATGGTTATTGGGTGAAGAAAGTAACAAAGAATTATTAGTATCAGAAGATATTTCACTATTTTATAAAGTTAAACAAGTCTCTGTAGGAGAGATAAAACATGAGGGAAGATTAAGAAAGTTTACTGTAACTTTCAGAATAGCCCCATTTACTTATTTAGTTGATGGGAAGAGAACCAGGGAAATAACAAATGGTTCTATTGTATTAAATGGTGGAACTCATAAAAGTACACCAAGATTAAAGATTTATGGAAGTGGTTCATCAACAATCACAATAAACAATAAATCATTTACTCTAAAAAATATTGATGGATATGTAGTAATAGATAGTGAACTGCATCAAGTATATAAAGATAATATTAATAAAGGCAAAGACATGACTGGAGAATTTCCAGTTTTTTTTAGTGGTCAAAATAATGTATCTTGGACTGGTGCTATTTCAAAGATTGAAGCTACACCTAATTGGAGGTGTTATTAAGTATGATAAACATGATTAATTTATATAAAGCAAATGAAACAAATTTTACTCACAATGAATTTGTGTTAGATGAATGTATTAAGTGTGAAGTTACAGAAGAACTTAATGGCAACTTTGAATTGAATTTAGAGTATCCATTAAAAGATAGCAAGGGAATTTCTAGTAACATCACCAGAGGGGCAGTAATTAAATGCCCTGTAGGTGATACTAGAGAACCACAATTATTTAGAATAAGAAAAGTAACTAAGAATTTAACTAGAGTAATTGCATATGCTCAATCAATAGCTATTACAGATTTAAGTTCAAACTTTGTAAGAGATACTAACATAGTTAATAAAACAAGAAAAGAAGCTATTGCACAGATATTATCAAAGACATCTCAGGAGCATAGATTCACCACAGGAGAGCTTGATAAAAATACTGAAACAAACACTCTAAGGATAGTTAGATACAGTCCTATAAAGGCTATTATGGGTACAGAAAACAATACTATTATCAATAGATATGGTGGAGAAGTAATGTTTAATAATTTTGAATTAAATGTTATAGACCATAGAGGACAAGATGATGGTGTTGTAATTTCGTATGGTAAAAACATTACTGGAATAGAAGAAGTTATTGATGATATGGAATTAGCTACTTGTATAATACCTAAAGGTAAAGATGAACTATTGCTTCCAGAGTATCAGATTGAATCTAAATACATCAACAACTATGAGAAGATTTATTACAAGGAAGTTGATTTTAGTAATATCGGAATAGTTGAAGCCAAAGAAAAGAATGACAGTGAAGATGACTATGATGTATCTATTGATTATGATGACGGCAATAAACCAGTAACAAGAGAACAAGCATTACAAAAGTTAAGAGATGCGGTAGCTCTTATGTATGACGTAAATAAGGTTGATATTCCAGACTTCAATTATAAAATAAACTTTATTCAGTTGAATAAAACAGAAGAATATAAAGAGTATGCAATTTTAGAAAACGTTGAATTAGGGGATACCGTTACAGTTAAACATGAAAAGATGAACATTGATTTAGATGGTAGAGTTAATAAAACTAAATACAATGTTTTAAATGATAGATTCATAGAAATAGAAATTGGATTTACTAAGAAAGATTTAACTGACATCATAAATGAAACTAATAAGCAGATTGAGTTTATGAAAGAAAGTATTGAACTTGGAATATCTAATTTAGATGCAACATTAAATGCAAAGATCACTATAACAGAAGATAAAATTAATGCAAATGTTAATGATAAAGTTAATGAATTAGAAAATAACATTAATATAACAGCTCAAGGACTCGAAGGAAAAATTACTGATACAAAGAATGAGCTTAGTAATACTATAACAGCGACAGCAAGCGGACTTAAAGCAGATATTAATGACAGTAAGAATGAATTACATAATGATATAACTGCAACCGCAAATGGAATTAACGTTGATATTCAAAATACTAAAAATCAACTGCAAAACACAATAAATTCTACTGCACAAGGAATTGATATAAAGATAGCTGATACTAAGAATGGATTAGAAACAAAGATTAATTCTACAGCAGGAACATTAAGACAGGAATTTACTAATACTACAAATAATCTGAAATCAACTATTGATGCACAGCCAGGTCAGATTATGAGTCAAGTATCTGGGGAAGTAACTAAACAAGTTGATTCAAAGACTAAAGGAATAAAGAATGATATTGATGATTTAATTAGTGACATGGAAAGTACATCTTCAAAAATAAAACAGCTTAGTAACTCTATATCATCAGTTGTTAAGGAAGGAGATATGGCATCATTAATTAAGCAGAACTCTAGTGCAGTAAAAGTAGCATTTAATAATATAAATGATTATTTTCAAGTTACAAGTAGTGGAGCAACTTTTGGTGATGTTGATTATGGTGAATACACTAAATTGACAAGATATGGATTAGAGCATTATAGTAATGGAAAAACCGCACCATATAAGTATCTATGCTACGCAGATGCAGTTACTATAACTTGTGATGATAGTAGTTATACAAGTAGAACTATAAGTTTGCCAAGTTATTTTAAGGGAACTGAACCAAAGGCAATATGTAGTATTAAAAAAGTTTACAAAGATGGTATGTATGCTCAATATTGGGTAGGGTGTTATTGCAGTGTAACAGATAGAAAATTAACTATAGAAGCAATGTCTACATGGAGAAGCTGGAGTGATGCAAGTATAAGATCTGGCAATATAATAGTTGCTTATTTAGTAATAGCGTAGGAAGTGATATTAATGGAAATTAAACAAAACAAAATGACTATATTTTATAGAAAAAGTACGGGAGATTTAACAGATATATCTCCTGGAGAACAGAATTTTGAATTTTATGGTAGGTTAGCTGGTGATTATAAGTTAATTTATAATTTTATTGTAGTTGATTATGATGAGTATGTAATGTTAAATGCAGAGAAATTTAATATTATTGATGATCAAATAAAGATAAAGCAGAATGAAGATTTATCAAAATATATGTAGGGAGTGGTGACAATGGCAGAAGTTAATATTAATAATTTTGAATCATCTGACATTGATTTAAAAATAGAAAAAAGAGTACCACTTGTATGTAAGCAGTATGATAATATAATCTTAAATTTTAATGTATTTGATTATGGAAATCCAGTTGATTTATCAAAGTATTATATTGAATTTAAGATACGTCAGCCTAATGGCAAAGAAATAACACAGACAAGTGGAATAATTAAGAATAATAATACTATTAAGATTGATTGTATTGATGAAGTAACTGCTGTTTATGGTGAAGTAAAGGTAGAATTAGATTTCACAAGTGCTGATAGTAAGCAAAAGAGTTCTTTTGTCATTGTAATAAATGTCAAAGAAAGTTTAACTGGTGGAGAAAAGATTCCAGAAGAAGAGAAACCTATTGCATTATCAATAGAACTTAGTAACCTTGATTCATATTTAAGTGAAGCAAGAGAATTAAATCAATCCTTTGCTTCTAATGTGGCAACAGCAAAAGAAACACAAGACAAATTAGATAAAGCTGTATCTGATACAAATAAAATTGTTACAGAAGTGAGTGCAAATTTACAAGTAGCAGTTAACTTAAATACTAACCTTGATGAAGCAAAGAAGTTAAATGATTCTTTAGCGAGTAATATAAGTAAAGGTACACCATTAAAAAGTGATTTACAATCAGCAACTTCTACAGCATCAGAAGTTAAAGATAATTTAATTAGTGCTACCAAGACTGCTAATGATAAGCTTGATGAAATAAATAGTTTAACTAATGGACTAGCCCCAAAAGTCGATTCTATTGAATCAGAGATAAAAGAAGCCAGAAATGGTAAGTCTACTTTATTAGAAGGAATTAAAAGTTTAGCAGGTACTTCATCTGGAGGAAGCTCAACAGGCTCTACAACACCAGTTGATAGTACAACGGTAACTAATTTAAAGAGTGAAGTTGAAGCCGCTAGAATGGGTGAGAATACACTTAAATTAGGAATACAAAGCACAGTGAGAAAAGCTGTTGATGGAATAAATATGAGGATAGATAATCTTACAATTGGGAATGAAGATGAAGTTGTAAGACAAGAAATATCAGATGCAAGGAATGGTGAACTTACTCTTAAAGCAGGAATAAATAAAGTAGTTAATTCAGCCAAAGAAGAATTAGAAAAAAAAATAACAGAAAATTCTACTGGTATAGATGAAGAAGTAAGAAATCAAATAGCAGTAGCTTGTGAAGGATATGGTTCTTTACAAGGTAAGTTATCAGATATGACTTCAACTATAAATGATAATGCTGATAAAGTATTTAAGTATGGAAATAGAATCAATGGATTAGAGGGTGTATGTGATTCATTCACAGGCGGAGTCAACATAAGTGTAAAACAAGGTGTACAGAATATGATTGATGATTCTATAAATAGCTTTTCAATGCCAGAAGGTTCTATAACTGTAGAACAAGTTGATGCATTAAATGCTAATATGATGAACGTTATTATTTGTACGGAGAAATCATTCGGTAAATCATTCTTTGGATTAACAGATAATATGAGAGTATATTCTTTTGCAGACATTGATAGTAATGTAGTGATTAAGAATGGAATTTATGATAAAGAAAATAAATGTATTAGAAGTAATGGAACTATTATTGAATCAGTAGCATTTTGCTATGATTAGAAGGGAGTGTTGATATGTCACAATTATTAAAAGATTTAGCCATTGGTTCAAGAATTAGGTTTGGTAAACATAAAGTTTATAATGAAGAACCACAAAGTATAGTATGGCAGATAGCAGAAAAATCTGATACCAAAATAACATTGGTTACAGAAGGAATAATTGATTGGCGTTGTTTTGATGCCAAAGAACCAACTAATATGGATGCATCAGCAAGAGCTACGGCTGGTAATAACAGATATAAATATTCAAATATAAGACAATGGTTAAACTCCAATAAAGAAAGTTGGTATACTGCACAACATCAATATGATGCATCTCCAGTAAATGAAAATATATCACAAGGTAAATGTGGTTATAAAGATAGACCAGGATTCTTGACAAACTTTTCTATTGATGAAGTAAATGCAATACAAGATACAGTAAGATCAGTTTATCTTGCATCTGTAGACAGACCTAATTCAACAACTTATTTTGAAACTGTAACTGATAAGATATTCTTACTTAGTTCAACTGATGTATCGCCAAAGAACGGGCTTCAACTATTTTTAGATAGTTCTCAGACTGGTGAGTTCAGCACTAAGGCATTGAAAACTCCAACAGCTCAATGTTCAACTAATGTATCAGCACAAAGGTTAAGTGCAAGCAGATTATATATGTTATCTTATGCAGATTCTACATCAGCAACAAATATTAAAGTTGCTCCAGTAAGCGGAACATCATTAAATTCATTAGCATCAAGTGGATGTAATGGTGTTGTTGTAGGAGCTAATTTAGGAACAGAAACAAAAGTATCAAATGCAATGGATGGTGATGGATGCTATAACGTTGTATTTGATGGAGTTAGTCTTGCACCTACAATTACTTTAGAAGATGAAGATTTAGGTGATGTATCAGTTGCATTTAGTAAAACTTATAGTGTTAATGATGGTAATGAAGATGATGCATTAACTATAACAGAGGATTTTGTATCAAGTAATGGAACTGTAGTTAATAATATAAGGACTATAAATAACGCTGAAAGAAATACTGCATATACTTTAGACTTGAGTTCAATATGGGACACTATATCTTTAGGAATTCATAGAATCAAAGTAACAGTTGAAGATGATACAGGAAACAGCGTAAGCAAACTTATAACCTTTAATAAACAAACACACTTAATTGTTAATGGATTAGATACAACTGATTATGGACAGAGGTATGAACCATTTATGATTAGCTATGAAGTGTTAGGAACAGGCAGGGTTGATATAACAGAAATGGTTGATGGAAATAAGATAAATTCTATTTCTTATAATAATGCAACTCCAAGTTCACCTATTAAAAGAAAGTTAGATTTAACTGACGTGGTAGCGTGGAATCTAAATCAAGAGTCTGCATCACATACTGTAAAGATAATAGTAAGTCACGTTAATGATGGCTGCCCTAGTGGCGAAACAATAACAAAGGAAATGACTTTTACTGTAATCCATAGACCAGATGAAGGAAACTATGCACCAACATTAGATATTCCTCAGAAGTCATTTGGAGAAGTAATAAATGGATTTGCTTTTTATTGGACAGTTAAAGATGGAAACCCTGGAAACTCAATGACTACAAAAGCTTTATTAGATGGAAATGAAATATATAGTGCTTCATGGACTAACGATACAACATTAGAAAGAGAACATCATTTTGATTTATCAGTTATTTGGAGTAATGTTTCAGTAGGAAACCATGAAATAACAATAACAGCTAATGATGGTTTTGAATCAAGCGGAACTGGTAAAATAACTTTTACTAAGAACAGAGATAAAGTTGAAGTAATTATCTATGGATATAGTTCAGATAAGATAATTACAAGAGTTATTCCATTAGTTAATGTTAATAATCCAGTAGGAAGTTTAGATGATTATGATGTATATGTTTGTAACAATGCATATGACCAGAATCCAGCATGGGAAGATATTAAGTATATTAATAAAGGAAAAGCTTATAAATTTATAAATCAAAGCAAAGCATCCACTCAATGGTGCGTTGCAATCAAAATAGAAAGTCATCCATATACAGAGAGCTAGGAGTAAATCCTAGCCCTATTTTTTAGGAGGTGTTGTGATTGAAAGCAATACTAGAAAAAACAATTAATATTAATTCAGATAAAACTGAAAATATAGGAACAGTAAGACAATTTGATTCAACTGAACTAAATATAACATTACAAGGATTTACTCCTACAGAAAATACCAAAGCATATTTGGTTATGAAAAGATATGATGATACTTATTTAGAACAAGATGGTGAATCAGTTGTTATTATAGATGGGAGAATATCAGCATATCTTAAGCCAGAAGCTACTAATGTAGATGGTGTTGTATTCATGAATATAGTAATACTTGATGGTGATGAAAGAATCACTACTTGTAAAATGTATTACCTTGTACAATCTGTATTAGAGGGCGATATGGCAGAAGATAATTCAGAAAGTATAATTAATCTACAAGATTTAGACAAGCTTATAAAGAAGGCTACAGCTGATTTAGAAGCATATGAAAGCAGAGTGTTAAACTTAACTAATGATATAGATGAATTAGAACAGCGAGTTGAGAATTTAGAACTTAATGGTGGAGGTTCATCTGGTGGAAATACTGATATAGATTTAACTGAATATGCTAAGAAAACATATGTAGATAATGCTATTAACAAGATTCAACTTACTCCAGGACCTAAAGGTGAAAAAGGAGATAGAGGTGATACAGGAATTAGAGGACCACAAGGACTTAAAGGTGAGACAGGTGATGTTGGACCACAAGGATTAAGAGGTCCACAGGGAGAACAAGGTATTCAAGGTATTCCAGGAGAAGATGGAATTACACCAGATATGAGTGATTACTATACTAAAGCACAGACTGATTCTGCAATAGCATCAGCTACACCTAATGTTGACCTTACTAACTATGCAACTAAAGATTATGTATCAGATGAAATAAGAAATGCTTCATTAGGTGGAAGTGATGTTGATTTATCTGATTATGTTACAAAGGATGCTTTGACTACAGAAATCTCTAAGATAGAACTTACACCAGGACCAAAAGGTGAAAAGGGTGATCCATTTGTATATTCTGATTTCACAATAGAACAATTAGAAGCACTTAAAGGTGAGAAAGGTGAAGCTGGAACGCCTGGAGCAAAAGGAGAAGATGGTAAATCATTTACTTATGATGACTTTACTCAAGAACAACTTGAATCTTTAAGAGGTCCAAAAGGTGAACAAGGCATTCAAGGATTACAAGGTGAACCAGGAGATAGAGGTGATACTGGATTAACACCTAATATTACTATCGGAACTGTAACTACCTTAGAATCAAATGATAGTGCTACTGTAACCAATACTGGAACAGCAGAAAACCCTGTATTTAATTTTGGTATTCCAAAAGGAGAACAAGGTGAAAAAGGTTCAGATGGAGAATCATCATCAGTTGATTTAAGTAATTATGCAACTAAAGATGAAGTGCCGGTAAAGACAAGTGAGATACCTCAAGGAAGTAACTTGATAATTGGTACAGGAGTAACTAAAGTAGAAGTTGTAACAGAATACCCATCTACTCAAGTTGATGGAGTTTTGTATATAAAGGTGGGTGTATAACAGAATGATTATAAACGGAGCAAGATTTAATAATAAAGATATATTAGGTATAAGGCTAAACAATAGCCTTATCTACCCTATAGAAACTACTCCTGGTATTACTTACGAGATGGTATGGCTTAATAATTCAAGCCTACCAACTTGGCTTAATGCCAGTTCAATGCTTGGGGGCGGATTTACGTCTGCATCTAATGGTAGTTATATAATGTCTGCGATGTCTGGATATAATGGTAAGACAGCTATAAGTTATTTATTTATAGATTTGAATGCATTTCTTAATGGGCTTGAACTAACTTCAAAATATACTGCTGAGGGTTCATATGGGAGTCCAGGCTCAGCGAGTATTATACTACAGTTACAATATAAGGATAGTGGCAATGGAAAATATTATTCTTATAAGAATTATGTTCTTGCCGCTCTTACTGCCCCTACATCAGAAACAAGTTATGAAAGTACAGTTATAATGTCTAAAAAAGATATAGATGCCGCCATAGCTAAATATGGGAAAAATAGTTTACAACTAAGGCTACAACTTTATCATGCTGGAGGGAATAGCTCTGCAAGCTGGCCATATTATTTATTTAAGGTTGATTATTTAAAATTTGAAGGATTATAAAGCCTATATACAATGTAGGCTTTTTCTTATTAAAAAAATAGGAATATAGTGTAGGTAATTAGATAGTATTTATAGTAGTTTAAATATACTCTTATAATATATGTAATACTTGGAATACTAAATATATAGTTGTAATGATTATAGTATTTATAGTAAACTAAGTGTAGAATAAAGTAGAATTATAGGAGTGTATATAGAACTATGGAAGTAGTAAGAGTAAAAACAGAAGATGGAAAGGAAAGATACTTTGTAGCAGATGATAATGGATTACCAATAGAGCCTATACTAAAGTTTATTAGGTTTAAAGATAATACTAACTTTGCAAGGAATACTTTAAGAATGTATTGCCAACATCTTAAACTGTACTTTGAATATTTGCAACAATGGGAGTTAGATTTTCAAAAGATAACTATTGATGATTTAGCCTTGTTTGTTAATTGGTTACAAAATCCATATAAAAGTCTAAAGGTTATTCCAGCACATCAAGTAGAAACAGCAAGAAGTCCAAGAACAGTAAATATTATAGTTAATACTGTATTAGCATTTTATGATTATATTCTAAGACATGAAGAATACAGTAATAATATTTCTGATAGACTTAGAAAATTTGTATCTACACCAAGTAGAAACTTTAAAGGTTTCTTATATGGAATAGCCCACGAGCAAAAGAAAGTAACGAGTAATATCTTAAAACTGAAAGTTCCTAAATCTAAGCCAAAGACATTATCTAAAGAAGAAATAGAAACGCTTATAAGAGCCTGTAATAACTTTAGAGATAAGTTCCTGTTGTCATTGCTCTATGAAACTGGCATACGCATCGGCGAAGCCTTGTCATTATGGATTGAGGACTTAGATATAAGTGATATGGTTATAGATTTACAAGACCGAGGTGAACTTGAAAATAATGCTGAAATAAAGACAGTATCAAGTCCACGAAGAATAGATGTATCTCAAAACTTAGCAGATATGTTTATGGAATACATTGCAGAATATCACACAGAAGAAGTTGAAACTAACCATATATTTATCAAACTTAGTGGAAGTAATAAATATAAACCTATGAATTATACTGATGTAGATAATTTATTTAGAACGCTAAAAAAGGCAACAGGAATATATGTTACGCCACATATGTTTAGACATAGTTCACTTACTATTCTTAGAATGGCAGGTTGGGAACCCGAACTGTTAAGGATAAGAGCAGGTCATAAAAATATTTATACCACTCTAAACACTTATATACACCCTTCTGATGAAGAAATAACCGAGGAGTTCAATAGAACTCAACCTAATTTAGATTTGGATATTTACAATGAGGAGGATGAATAAAGTGAGAAATTTACAAGAAATAAAAAGTAAAAAACAAAGTAAGTATGATGAAATAATTAAATATCTTAGCCAAGATAATGCATATTGGTTGGAAAATGATATTTGGAATATAAATGATGATGTATTTAATAAAGAAGAATATAAAACAGGCGTTTCAAGTATTAAACTTGATTTTATAAAAAATGAAAGATTAAAAAATGAAATTAAATATTATTTAGTTCATTCAATTAAAAATAAGTATGTAACTTTAAGTTTAATATTAAATGAACAACAATATGCTATTAAATATCTAATAGATTATATTGAAAAGTTTTGTTCTGGCAGTAATGGTTTGAATGATATATCTATTGAAAATTATAAATGGAAATTATTTTTAATTAATGAAGGATTAAGTCTTAATAAAAAACAAGAAATTAATAATACCACTTATAGATGTATTTATAATGTATTGCCTAACTTCATTAAAGATTTCTATGATGTTAGAGAAGAAACTGAAAAAGATATATGGTATTCAAAAAATATTAAAGGTGCTAAATTACCTGCAAGTGGTTCAAGTCATGGTAATTATAATGCAGTTAATTTTACCACTATACCTTTATATTATAGGGAAACTGTTAAAAGATATTTTAGAACAATAATTACTAAGAAAAGTTGGATGACTTGTTATCATACACTTAAATATTTAAGTTACTTCTTTAATTATCTCTATTCAAATAAATATCAAGATGGCTGTATTGAAAATTTAAACAGGAATGACATAGAAAAATATTTATACTATATGTCAAATGACAGAAAAGATAAAAATAAAACGGAAAATTCTAAATATGTAAGTTTTGTTAGAACATTTTTAGAATATATCCAAATGGCTCAATATGATAAAGCACCTAAGATAGAAATATCATTTTTAATGTTTCAAGATGATATTCCTAAAAGAGAATTAAATAAAGATGAAGTTAAAAAAGCAAAATTTGTTCCAGAGCCTATATTAAAACAATTAGATAATAATATTATGGATTTAGATAGACCACAGTTTATACCTATTTATATTTTACTTCGTGAAACGGGATGGCGTGGTACAGATATATTAAATCTTAAATATGATAATTGCTTAGAACAGATATGGAATAACAAAGAAGAAAAATATAACTATTATCTTTGTGGTGAGATAACTAAAACAGGTATAGCACAACTTAAAATACCTATAAGAGATAAAGTTGCTGAAATGGTTACAAAGGCTATTGATAAGGCAAAAGAACTTAGTACAGAAGAAAATAACCCTAATAAGTATTTATTTAATACTTATGAAGGTAGGTTAAAAGGCAAACCGTTAGCGAAAGCAACTCTACTACTAACTATTAAAAGGCTAATAGTTCAGAAGGATATTAGAGATGCTAATGGTGAATTGTATTCTTTTAGACTTCATTCATTAAGACATACAAGAGCAAAGGAGTATGTTGAGCAAGGTATGGGTATAAGTGTTATACAACAGATTTTAGGACATCAGAGCTTACAAATGACAGTTCACTATGCCACGGTATCAGAAAATGTCTTATATGAAAAATGGAAGAATACAGAGGACTTAGAGTTGTTTAAAGTAGATACTACAACTAATGAACTTATCGAAGTAGATACTTCTTCTGATGAAGGTGAAAATCTTATTAGATATGAATATGTTAAAAAGAATTTAGATGCTGTAAGAGTACCTTTTGGAGTATGCTTTAAAGCCTCTAAATTACCTTGTAAACAACAGATGAACCATTGCTTAACTTGTGCAAGTTTCTGCACCACAGTCGAGAATATACCTGAATATGAGGAAGAAATTGAAAAGGTTAAATCTCAAATTGAAATAAGTAATAGATGTGGTAGAGAACTTTGGGCAGAAAAGAATAAGCAATATTTAAATATATTAGAACAAACATTAGAAAAAGTTAAAGAACATAAATTAGTTCATAAGAATGGTAAGTCAAGGGAGGATATAGTTTAATGGCTGATAATACTAAAGGATTAAAAGAATATGCTTTACAAAGGTCTAAAATGGCTTTAGATAAGGTTGATAAGGCTATTAGAGAACTATCTTTGACTGAACAGAAAATTAACTTTAATAGTGTTTCGCAACTTAGTGGAGTGTCTAAGACATTCCTCTATAACAATGATGAAATTAAAAAAAGAATTGAAGAACTTAGAGATAAACAAGTAAGCAGAACTATAAATCAAAGAGCCAAATATGATAAAACTTCAAAATCTAAAGATATTATCATAATGGCTAAAGATAAAAAGATAAAAGAATTAGAAGAAGAAAATAAAAAACTCAAAGAGCAATTAGAAGTTCTTAGAGGTAAGTTATATGAAAAATTATAGACTACATAAATTATATGTAGTCTATGTATAAAACAAGTAAAATAAAGACTTGTGTTGAGATATACACGAGATATTATAAGGAGTGATAAATAAATGAATATTATAGATGTTGGATTAAATTTTAATTCAAATATGCAGTATGGTAATATACCAAACAAAATTGTATTACATCATGCGGAAGCAAGTAAATGTACAGTAGAAGATATTAATTCATGGCATAAAGCTAATGGATGGGCTGGAATAGGATATCATTATTTTGTGCGTAAAGATGGTTCTGTATATCGTGGTAGACCAGATAATGTAGTTGGCAGCCATTGTAAAGGAAATAACATCGGGAGTCTAGGTATTTGTTTTGAAGGGAATTATATGAAAGAAACAATGCCACAGGTTCAATATAATGCAGGTGTTGAATTAATAAGATATTTGTTTAATAAATATGGCACAATGAAAATCTATGGTCACAAAGAGCTGTTCAGTACAGAATGTCCAGGAAATAACTTCCCTTTAGACGATTTTAAGAATTTGAAAACATTAAAAACTACTGGTTATGTGGTTACAAACTATTTGCCTAATGGTTATAAAGGTGATGGAAGCTTTGATGGTGTTGATGCTGATTATGTATTACAGTATTTTAACGGAATCAGATGCTATTTCAGAGGTAATGCAACAGGCGTATGGATTGAAACACAAGAACTACCTTTAAACAAATGTGAAGAATTAGAAAGTATATTAGGTTCATGGTTTTATGAAATCAAATAAAGTGAGGTAATCAGAGAATGGATACATCAAAGAATGATAAGAAAGGAATTATTACAATGGATAAGATGGATTATGTCTTAGCAGTTATAGGAGCAATAGCTGGGTATTTATTGGGCGGTTTAGACCAACTAATAACAGTATTCGCAACTGTATTTATAGTTGATACAATATCTGGAATTATTAAATCTAATATATCTGGAACATATTCAAGTAAAGCTTTCAGAAAAGGAATATTAAATAAATCTGGATATTTATTAGCTATAATATTAGTTGTACAATTAGACAAGCTTTTAGGAAATACAGGAGCATTGAGAACAGCCTTGATGTTCTGTTTTATCTATAATGAGGGAGTTTCAGTTATAGAAAATCTTGGAGAGATGGGAGTGCCAATTCCAGAAAAGATTAAAGATGCATTAGAGGTATTGAATAAAAAATCAGAATAGATTTTAGGGTGTAAGATTAATTTCTTATGCCCTATTTTTTTCGACAATTTAAACCTATAAACATTTGACTTTTGCTATTCGCTATTATATTATTATACCAACAAACTTTTTGAGCGGAAGCCTACGAAGATTAGTAAAAATAAGTGTGATTGAAAATATAAGAATGGCTTAAACAGGGACTTTGAATCGTTCATAACGATAAGGGCAAGCCTACTAATAGTGAATTTATTGCGATTATCGCAGATAAATTAAGACTTAAAAATAAAGTATCTTAATCGC